GAGAATTGTGGAAACTCCAACAGATGGGACTGCATAACACAGAGATTGTAAAAAGAATATCTGAAATGTCTGGAAAATCAAGAAATGAGGTTCGCAGATTATTAAGGGATAGTGTTATGACATCATTCTCGGATGATAAAGAAGTCTTGACGCAGATATCAGCATCTGTTATATCTCCGCTAAAAAATAATACGGCAATTCTGGCAATGAATGCAGAGTTAATAAAAACATTCGGAGAACTTGATAATTTGACAAAAACAACCATTAACCAGACACAGAAAGACTTGCTCAACATGCTGAATGAGGTTGATTACAGAGTTGCATCTGGAATGCAATCTTACAGCAGTGCAGTCTGTGAAGTTCTGGATAGATATGCAGAATCTGGTGTTATGGTAGAATACCCTGCTGGAACGAAGCGTTCTCTTGAAGCGGCAGTGAGGTGTTGCATCGTCACATCTATGAATCAGACTGCGGCACAGGTGACGAACATTTATATTGTACAAAATAAAATAGAGTATGTTCTAGTATCAGCACATCCGGGTGCCAGATATGATAAAAAGAATCCAACAGGGATTCCATCTCACAATCACTGGCAAGGCAAGGCATATAAAATAATCGGGAGCGAACCAGGATTTCCGAATCTTCTTGAAAGTACAGGTTATACAATAGACCCTAAAACCGGAACGGGAACTGTTGTAAATCTCTTAGGACTTCACGGATACAACTGTAGACATTCACATGGACCGTGGCGAAAAGGCATGGTAAATAAGTACCTTGATGAAAACGGAAATGTGAACATAAATGCAGATGAAAGCCAGAAGCTTTATGATTTGCAGCAGAAGCAGAGATTACTTGAAAGAGAAATTCGTAAAACAAAGCGTGAAATTATGGCTAAGAAACAGGAACTTGATATGATTGCCGAAACAGATGTAAAAGAAATCTTGCAACCTCAATATGATAAACTGGCATATAAACTTCGAATGCAGAATAAAAGGCTACAATCATTCTGTAAGAATAATGATCTTCAATTGCAAGGTGATAGAACGAAGGTTTCTGGATTTAGTAAAAAACAGTCTGCGATTGCAAATGGACGAGCAACGGCTTATAAAAATAAAATCGAAAAAAATGGTACAACGAAAATGGAATAATATGTTATTATAATAATGTGTTAACCATACATACTTGGTTACCCACCTTTCTTTAATTAATGCAGTGGAAATCAAGCGAGATAACAACTCACCGTCATAGCCGGAAACTCCCCAAATGAGGTAAAGCAAATGAAAAACATTGTTACGTGCTTTACCAAAGAAGAAAAAGAGCATATAAAAGAATTGTGTGATTTCACACCGACAGAAGAAACGCTCTTTGATTTACGGAAGAAAGAAAAGTCTTTGGAAGAATGTGCAGAAATTATGCATGTTTCAACGAAGACAGCAGGACGTATCAACGTAAAAATGCAACATAAAATTCTTAGGGTAACTGGACAACATTTTACATAACTTTCTCCTCATTAAAGGCATCCGTTAAGGGTGTCTTTTTTGTGTCCTTTTAATGGGGTTTTGCTGGGGTGGTTCAATTGTGCTGTTAATAATAAAATGAAAATAGAAAGAGAGGTTTATTATGTACGAGTTTCAGAGATATAATCAGTATTCTTATCCTCAATATCAACAGCCACAGCAGATTCAACAGCAATTCCCACAACAGATCATGCCGCAACAAGCTGGACTTTGTGGAAGAATGGTTAATTCTGTTGAGGAAGTCACAGCGAATGACGTTCCCATGAATGCACCATTTGCCATTTTCCCGAAAGCAGATGGAGCAGAAATATATATAAAATCGTGGGGTGCTAATGGGCTTATTCAGACAGTTACATATAAACCGCAGCTAGACGGAAAGCAAAACGAATTACCGAAAGAAGACACGGCAACATTGATTGCCCCGATAATGGAGCGATTAGACCAGATAGAAGCTAAAATAACTCAGTCCCAGAGGACTACCAGAGCAAAGAAAGAGAGCGATTCTGAATGAATTTAATGCAGATGATCCAGTGCGGTGGAAACCCTAAGATGATATTAAGTCAAATGATGAGCAACTCTCAATTTTCAAATAATCCGATCATGAAAAATACATTCGACATGATGAACCGTGGAGACAGTAAAGGGCTGGAACAGCTTGCCAGAAATTTGTGCAAAGAAAAAGGTCTAAACCCGGAAGAAATCATGAGCCAGTTTAAACATTGATACTATTCTTGCAAGATTATGTATAAATAAATTTTATTAGGAGGAACACATATGTTTAATTCATCTCCAAGTTTAGCGGACATTGCCGCCGTTACTTGTGGAAACCGTAATGATGGTGCATGGGGCGATGGTGGTTGGTGGGTTCTCATTATCCTTTTTGCCTTATTCGGTGGATGGGGCGGTTATGGATTCGGTGGTAATGGTGGTGGCGGTTATACCGCAACTGCGGCTACACAGGCTGATATCCAGAGAGGATTTGACAATTCAGCAGTCATAAGTAAACTTGATGGCATTACAAATGGTCTTTGTGATGGCTTTTATGCAGTAAACAACGGAATGCTGACTGGATTTAACGCCATTCAGCAGGCAATTAATGCGGACACAGTAGCAGGAATGCAGAATGCAAATGCTATTCAGTCTCAGCTTGCAAATTGTTGCTGCGAAACTCGTGAAGCTATCCAGGGTGTAAACTTCAACATGGCGCAGAACACTTGCGCATTACAGAACACCATGAACAACAACACGAGAGATATTATCGACAGCCAGAATGCCGGAACAAGAGCGATACTTGACTACTTATGTCAGGATAAGATTGCAACGTTGCAGGCAGAAAATAATGATCTGAGACTTGCAGCATCACAGGATAGACAGAACGCACTTCTGACTACCGCTATGACAGCACAGACAAATCATATTATCAGCGCTGTTAATCCATCACCAATCCCAGCATACCAGGTGCCAAACCCGAACACATACATTCCGTATGGATGCGGTTGTAACAATGGATGCGGATGTTAGACAACTGAATAATTAAAGTATCTTAATCGACAAGATTATGTCTGCATAGCAGTATTACTTAAACACAAAGGGCAGACTTTAATGTTTGCCCTTATATTTTTGAAAGAGAGGAAAATATTATGTCAGAATTTACAGCCAATGCTTTACAGACTGTCCTGCAAGGAGAAGATGTCGCATTTACTGAGACACCGGTTTGCGGAACAAAATGTATCGTTCACAGACAGGGAAGCGGAGTAGTTAAATTAAGAGGGATCACAAACCAGTGCAAAGCCAGATTTCTTGTATCTTATAGCGGAAATATCCAGATCCCAACCGGTGGAACGGTGGAAGCTATTTCTCTTGCAATCGCAATTGACGGAGAGCCTTTACAGTCTACAAGAATGATCGTGACACCTGCGGCAGTAGAAAACATGTTCAATGTATCTGCACAGGTTTACGTAGATGTTCCTTGTGGATGTTGCAGCACAATAGCGGTTCAGAATACATCTGGACAGACTATCGAGGTACAGAACAGTAATTTAATCGTAGTAAGGGAGGCTTAGTATATGCATATTGAAAGAATTCATAAAATGCTTGAATGCCTTGCTGAAAAATCCTTGTGTGAGATTGAAAAAGGGATTGAGAATGTCAATACAGAAGAAATGGGAGAAGTGATCGACATGATAAAGGATCTGTCAGAAGCAGAGTATTATGCCACAATTACTAAGGCAATGAACGAAGCGGACGAAGCAGATATCATGGAGAAGCTTTTAGAGTATGGGGATGACCGAAGATACTATGATCAGTATCGTTATGCTGATGGAAGATTCGCACCTAAGGGCAGAGGAAAACGAAGAGGATATGATGAGCCACCATATTATCACATGTACCCGGATTATTACGAAGATACAGAGCACATGAGAGACATGGATAAGAAAGACCTGAAAAGGATGTATACAGATACCGGAATGATGGGAGACAAATCATATCCGAGGGATTCCAGAGAGGGAAAAGCCGGTATTTCCAGACGTACTTATATGGAGACCAGAGAAAACCATCATGGAAATTCAGAGGAAGATAAAAAAGAGCGTGCAAAAGCAAGAAAAGATTACTTGCGAGATATGCAGATGGATATTACTGAAATGACATCAGATGCAGCACCGGAAGAAAAGCAGATGTGGAGAAATGAATTACAGATGATGTTACAGAAAATCTAAGAGGTGAGCGCAGTGTTTAAAATGAATGATGTTGAATGGAATATTTTATATGTAAATCCTAATAGTGAATGTTTGATGCGTTCAGACGGAACAATTACACTTGGTGTTACAGATTGGAGCAAACGAACGGTTTATTTGTCAAATGCATTAAGCGGAAGCCTGTTAGAGCGAGTTCTATCTCATGAGTTGGTACACTGCGCTTCATTTTCATATGACTGCCAAATTCCAATAGATGTAGAGGAAATCGTAGCTGATTTTCTGTCTCTTTATGGAAAAGAAGTCGTTGGCATAGCAGATGATATTTTGAATGGGGTAATTGAAAATGGATGTTATAAAGCAGTATGAGGACTATATAGAGCTTAAAAAAGAATACATTAAAAATCCTACATTGGAAAATAAAAATGCAATGATAGCCAAATTAGAAGAGTACGGAAAGTATATATACGACCAGTGCAACAGATTAAGAAAGGATTGCATTGTGGAAGAAGAAAAAGAAGTGCTTAGAAGGTATTTCGGTGGGAAATAGCAAAAAGGGGTGGAGAAATCTGCCCTTTTTAAAATGGTACAAAAAGTTGTTTAAAATAGGTTAAAATATATATTGAAAAAAATATTAAAAGTACCGGACAGAAAAAAGGGATTCTGTTCGCTAACCTAGAATAATTATGGGATGATGCATGGCACGTCCTATTTTGGGCGTGCTTTTTTATTTTTGGGAATTAATTCAGTGGAAGAAGACACGGCTTATATCCGGGTTGTCGGGGGTTCGATTCCTTCATTCCCAATTGCCAGCTATGGAGAAAATAGCAACTCAATCGTGCCGGACTGACCGGAGTAACAACTTGGAAAGAAAGAGGTAGAAACATGGTAAACGTAGCAAACGAATTAAAGAAACTCGGAATTGAAGTTTCAGACGAACAGAAAGAATCCCTTAAAAAGAGTATGGGCGAAGATCTTTATTCCAAGAAAGAAATGGAAGACAAGGTCAATAAGGCTTCATCAGAATCTGAACAGTGGAAAACCCGGGCAGAATCAGCAGAGAAAATGCTCGAAGGGTTGGATGGAAAAAGCCCGGAAGACATTTTAAAAGAGCGTGATGACTGGAAGAGACAGGCAGAGGATTCCAAAAAAGATTACGAAGCCAAAATCGCAGAACATGAGAAGAATGAACTTTTGAAAGAAGCATTTGCGGAAATCGAGTTTACTTCTGAATCTGCAAAGAAAGCCATTATGGAAGACATTTCCGAAAGCGTAAGCGTGAAAAATGGAAAGCTGATAGGGTTCAGTGATCTTATTGAGGAAGCTAAAAAGACAGATGCAAATGCATTTGTAAATAAGCAGAATCAGCAGACTCCACATGCGTATTTCACAAAACCGAATGAAAACAACTCCGGTGGTGATAAGCCTACAACAAGAGAGAGCATTTTATCTATCAAAGATAGATCAGAACGTCAGAAAGCAATTGCCGAAAACATTTCTTTATTCCAACAGTAAAGGAGTTTTATATGAACAAAAACAGATTAACGATGAACACAAATTTGCAGTTCTTTGCAGCAAACGCAGGACTGATTACAACAGGAGACATTGATGTAACTGCAAGGGAAATTGATTTTGTTACATCTTTTGAAAGAAACTGGGAAGCTTTAAGAGAAATTCTTGGAATTTCAAGAGCAATTAGAAAACAGCCTGGAACTGTTCTTAAAAGCAAATATGCAGAAGGAACGTTAGAGAGCGGAACTGTAGCAGAAGGTGATGTGATTCCAAGAACACATTACGCTGTAAAAGAGAAACCTTATTCAGAGATTACTCTTGAAAAATATGCAAAAGAAGTTTCTATCGAAGCTATCAAGGATCATGGATATGAAGTGGCTTGTGAAATGACAGATGAAGAGTTCCAGACAGACCTGCAGGATGGAATTACAACAAAATTCTACAACTATCTGAAAACTGGTACACTTGCAAACACTGCAAAAACATTCCAGATGGCGGTAGCTAAAGCTATTGGATCTGTCAAAAATAAGTTCAAGTCAATGCACAGAACTGCTACAGGAGTTGCAGTGTTTGCAAATATCATGGATTTCTATAATTATCTTGGAGATTCAAACATTACTTTGCAGACAGCCTTTGGACTTACCTATATCAAGGGATTCCTCGGAGCAGACATTATGTTCCTTTGCTCTGACAACGAAATCCCAGCAGGAAAAGTTCTGGCAACACCTGTGAACAACATCGTTGCTTATTATGTAGATCCATCTGACGGAGATTTTGAGAAAGCCGGTCTTTCTTACACTGTCAGCGGAGAAACAAATCTTATCGGATTTAAGGTAAAAGGCGATTACGATCGTGCAACCAGCGTAACTTATGCACTGTTAGGATTTGTACTTTTTGCAGAGTACATTGATGCAGTGGCTAATGTTTCTATCACACCGGGGGAATAGATCCCACTACACAGGCGGTAAATGCTAGTGGGAAACTCACGGAAGAATACTTAAACTCTCTTACAGTTGCAGAAATTAAGGCACTGGCAGAGAGTAAAGGGTATTCACTGACCGCAACAAAGAAAGCTGATATTATCAGCGAAATCTTATCACAGCAATAAGGAGTGTGGAGCAATGTCATATGTAGATTTTGAATATTACCAAACTAAATATGGTGGAAGTTTGTTCAAAAACGAAAAAGACTTTGCTCCATATGAAAGAAAAGCAGAAAGAAGAATCAATGCGATCACATCAAACAGGATTTTGTTTTATTCTCAGCCAGAATCAGAAGAAGCATGGTGGGATAATATCAAAGATTGCACCTGCGAAATAGCTGAATTGCTAAAGAATTTATCTGAGTACTCTGCGGCAGTTAATAACTTTGGTGTTATTGCAAATACGGACGGAACTGTAAAAGGGAAAATGATTAAGAGCATGACTTCTGGAAGTGAATCAGTATCTTATGATGCCGGAGCATCTTCTTCAACATTGGTAGAAATTGCAAAATCAGAAATGGCACTTAATAGAAAGTGCTACGATATTGCATCAAATTACCTAACCGGAATGGTTGATTCAAGGCATGAAAACCTTTTGTACATGGGAGTTTAGCTTATGGGAATCGGATATAAAGATGCCGTGGTTTTATATAACAGGCATTACAACGACACTTTAGAAACTGAATATTATTTCGGTACTCTATTTGAAAATGTAAGAATCGAGCTTACACAGGCAGAGAACATAAGCAAATCTGGAATGAAAGATGCAGATAGTTTTCTTGTAAAAATCCCGAATGATGGCACATTGAATTATGCTAATCCACCAGACTGGGAGAACATGAGCGAAGAAGAAAAGCTAAAGCATTTCACTTT